CAATTTCTTTGATACCTAAAAATCTCCCACGATTTATCCCTCTTTTATATCGGTCAATTAAACCCGAGGGGGTATAAACTTTATTATATTCAAATTCATAAAAAGTATCTTCACAATTAATTGCCGCTTGGAGTTTTTGATTTGAAACTGTGGCCGATTCTGCGTCTGTATACCCTGTCCAATCTAATCCAAAATAATAGGAACTCGCCAACTCTCGTTGCGTAGTTAACGAACTATCGTAGTTAGGGTCCAACGCAGGACTTCTCCATCCCCATTCTCGGACATTTGGCAACAAGAAATAACCTCTTTTTACTGGTTCAGTATCAGTGGGTGATTGTTGCCATTTTACTTTGAATCGGTATTTTGATTTAGTTGGAATACCGACACTTGGGTTTCTCGAAAAAATTCTTTGACCATCCTCACTCGTTGTTACATAATCTAAATTCATTGGTACTTCCACGAGCCATGTACCATTTCCATCTATTACATTTCCCGAATTTTCAAGTCTGTATTCTTCCAAAATCGGTCTTCCCTGAGAATCTTGTACTAATGTCTGTCTTACCGCAACAATTTGTCCTGGACCCGACTCTAACTGACAAAGGTTACCCATATTATCCTTAGGTTTACATCCCGCAGTCAACAAAGAGGGTGGATTATCACCCAAACCCAAAGGTGCTGCAATTTTTAAGTTGTCAGCTGTCGAATACAATGAACCCATGAATATTGCCGTGGGTTGGATTTCAACGTTAGCCTCATCTCTTAAATCAAAATCAATTCGACTAATAGATGATTGACAAGTTGTTGGGTCACCCCAAAAGGGTGATACTTCGAAAGTTTTTGTAATATTGATTATCTGAGGAAGACTATCCAAATCCGTGGAACTTCTGAATCTATCACCAGCAACCTGAGCTTCAGTTGCTAAACCCATTCTGATTAGGTCTTGAGGAGTAAGGGAAAATTCTCCAATATCACTCAAGTCCAAATCCATTACAATTGTCTGTTGACCAACTGGCACGCCAAGAATCATGAAGTCTCCACTCTCGTTTGTCTTAACAGTAAACTTGTAGTAGGTATCATAAATGTCTACAACAACGGGGTCATCCAATACATCTAACCTCGATGGGAATGTTCCAGTTGCGGCATGTTGGGTGTACGACCTTACATAGGGTAACAGATTAAATCTATAGCCGTCTACGTTTTTATCGTTAGGTTGTGTGTAAGGATATATTTGTAATATTCTGTCATTAAGTGAGTCAACTTCATTGATTGGAACAAAGATAGAAACCTTGGCATTTGGAACCCCGAGACCACCATTAGCAACCACTCTACCCACAACCACACCGTAATCAGCACAGTCTCTTGGGTATACATCGTTCTGAAGTATTTGGAGCGATAAGATTTCGAGAAACTCAAAATCTTGGTCTAACTGAAAAGAAATGTTTTTGTCAACACCAACTTCAGTTCTTATTCTTAATGATTGTCCCATCCAAGGTTTTTATGATAAATATTTATGGTGTTTTTTTTTGAAAAACACAGTTTTACTTAAACAAAATATACCTTGATTGAAAATTAAATAAAGGTGTTAAGAGAAAGAAACATTTTGTAGATTCTTGACCCTTACTACAATATCTTTCTGAGGATATCTAACTTGGTAGATTTGGTCTGGCTCAGCAAAAATTGTGTCATCAACAGGTCTTATAACCTTGAATTCAGGGTCCGAATATGGCATTGAAGTTTCCGAACCTGAGTATTGTCCACCAACTTTATTTGTAATAACAATATCAGAAACCGTAATTACACCCGTTTGGTTTTGAACTATACTTCTCAATTGTGAAAGATAAACATTTTGACCCAATTCACGACTTAGAGGATTGAAATAATCAGATATTCTATTAACAACTTCAGACACCACTTGTCCCGAATTTTGTGTGGCATCCAACACAACCGAAACTTCCACACCCAAGTCTATCACATTTGCAGTCGTAACTTGAATGTAGTCATTAATCATTCTGTAATTAGAAAGATAATTGGCAACATTTTGTTTTAGAGTATTTGAAACAATATTCGTTAGCTTTCCTGAGGTGTCGTATGATAAAAGATTAATTAAAATCTTGTTATTATTTTCGGTTATCGACACCTTTGCTGGTGCACCAAATTGACTTGGCATGTTCCTCAACAATGATTCATAGTCGTTCACAGTAACCGCTCTTTTTTGTGCGGAAAAATTGAACGTTACATAATTACGAACTTCCTCGACTGTTGGAGCATTAGCACCTCCAATAGCTGCGGTTGGATTGTTACATCTGAGAGAATTGATTACAGAACTATTGATAGTTTGTGAAGGCCCATTAACAAAAAAGGAGACCGTTCCAATTTGATTAATGACGTTTGTTCCGATGTTTGTTGACAATCCTCCACCAATTCTATATTGAACAAATAGGGTTGAATTTGGGCTAAGCGTTGAACCTAAAGAGAAGTTATTATTTAGGGATTGAATATTGATTGGTGTTCCCAAGTTGGTAAAAGCATTCAATTGGTCCTGAGCTGAGGTAGTACCACCACCAAATGTCATTTTTACAAACCCTTCAGGAGTGTATTCACTTATAAATCTATTGTTTGTCTGAACATACCTTCCAACCTTCAAACCGGGTTGGTCTGCAACTTTTGTTGGGTCTTCAATGAAAACTCTATCCTCAGCTAACGCATCAACTTCTAACCATCTACCATCCAAACCTAAAAATTCAGATGCTGTTGGTACGTTGGTATAATTGGTTCCTTGTTTCAACAAAACACTTGTAATTCCAAGAACGTTTTTTTCGGGTAGAAACAATTCAAAAAATGGTCTTACATCGTTGGCATTAATAACTCTCTTGAAAACTTTTGTCAGTCCATTAACAACCGCCTCTCTTTTGGTTATAGTATAGTTAATTAGGTTTCCGTTCGCATCAAAGTTCGGAATTTTCAATCTGTTTGGGAATCCTGAAGTATTGTAAGGTGATGCAAAATCAACGTCGAATTGGTTTTCGAATACAATTCCCGCACCGAATACTTGTGAACCTCTCGTTAGAATTCCCAAATATCTTTCATCTTCTTTATCACCAAAAGCTGGAACTGTTATTGAGTAGTCAACCAACGCAACCGATGGTCTTTGACCTGGTACCTTTAACCCGTATGTTCTTGCAATATTATAGATTGAAGACCTTTGTTGTGCAAACTGTAAAACAGTCTCTTGTATACTCCTATCTATATTGTAATGAAGGTTATCCGCAACCGCGGCATTCAAATCAAGAAATACTGAAAAGACAGAGGCGTCATTAAAATCTTGAATCAAATCAGGATAGTAAGTCCTAACGTAATTCTGTAATTCTACTCTGATACTCTCATAATCACGAGCAGTATAGGAAATTCTTTGATTTGCCATATAATCTTAAATATTCAAGATAACGAAATCACTTTGTGCAAAAGTTGTATTATCAACAGCATAATCAATTCTTACTTTTGCAGTGTATTCTGAGGTACCTTTACCAGGCACTTTATAAATGTTTTCTCTGTTTCCAACAAGTACATTTTTTCCTTTTGCTAATGGAACTTCCTCGGAAGGGTCGGCGGGTTCAATTGTTATGTTGTTTATCAGAAGGTTGGGCATGTACCTTTCGACCGAATCTCTAATATCCGCCTCAATGGCATCGAAGGTTAATCCGTCAAAGGGTTCAAATAGATATTCATACAAACGGGTCCCAAAATCGGGTAAGTAATAACGAGAACCCTTCTTTGTTAGTAGTAAATGAACCAAGTCACTTCTAATTTGAGCGAATTGTGTTTCTGTAAGTAATAAGAAATCTCCTTTTGTAGAATCTTCAAAAGGAAACGCCAATCCATAAGTTACACCATCTGCCATATCACATAAATATACCCTTGTTTTTTTTATAAGAAATGAAAAAACCCGACACCTTAGTGACGGGTTTTTCATTCATAAAGATAATATCTTTCGACTACGCCTCACAAGCCACGCAGTGGAGGTCGTTCAAGTTCAACTTTTTTCTAGCAAATGCTTGTGCCGAATTCATTGAGTGTTGATAGTAAAGCGTTTTAACCCCCAACTGCCAAGCATCTACCAACAATTTGTTGACATCCTTAGTTGGCATGTCAGGTGAAATCATAAGGTTCAAAGATTGTGCTTGGTCAACATAATCTTGTCTTACCGCCGCTTGGTTGATAATTGAAGATTGATTTACCTCAGCGAAAGTCCTAAACACTTGTTTCTGTTCTTCAGTCAAAAATTCCAAGTGTTGGACTGAACCATCGTGTTTCTTAATACTTTCCCATGTTGCCTTGTTGTCTTTACCAAGCTCCGCCAATAACTTTTTCAAAACAGGATTCTTGATAGTGACTTTAAGTTTAGCAACATCTTTGACATAACAATTTGACCAAATAG